TCATCGCGCCCATCATCGCGGTCCCTGCAAGCGCACCGTAGTCAGGCTGCTGCGACTGCTTCATCTGCGCCTGCTGCATCGCCATGTCGCCCTGCATCTTCGCGGCGTCCATGTACTGCGGACCCTGCGCGCCTTGCGCCTGCGAGAACCCGGGCATCTGCGGCATGCTCACTTGCTGGCCGGTGAGCAGCGCGTTGAGCTCGTTCAACGTCATGCCGCGCCGCTGCGCTTCCTCGGCGATCCCCGCCGCGCGCATCTGCTGCTGGGTGTTGACGTCGCTGCGCCCTTCACCCATCGCCTGCGCCATCATCGCCTGATCCTGCTGCGTGAACCCGGTCTGCTGGTTCTCCTGCGCGCGCTTGTACGCTTCGCTGTTGATCGGCAGGCCGGAATTCGCGAGCTTCGTGTCGAGGCCCGAGCGTGCGCGCTCGCGCCCCGGCTCGAGCATCGCACTCATCTTCGTGTACGCCGCGCCCTGCGCGTCCTCGAGCGACCCGGGCTTCGACGGTTGGCCTTCCCAGTCGAACGGTTTCTGGAACGCGCCGGTCGCCTGACCGAGGAGCGTCTCAGCCGCGCCCGAGCGCCCACCTTGAATTCGCATCTGCGAGTCGAGTGCCGACTGCTGATCGGGCGAGAGATAGTTGTTCTGCGTCCACTGCGACACCGTTTGCCCGGTGACGGGGTCGGTCGTCGGCGTGTTCTCCCACGACTGCGTGCCCATCGGCGTGTTGATCGTCGGGCGGTTCATCCATGCGTTGTAGACGGCAGTGTCCTTGCTGCCCTGCGCCTGCTCCTGCGCTGCGCCGCGATAGTCAGGCGCGGGCGGCGGATCGGATTTCTTGCCCACTGGGCACCTCCATCGCATCGATGTAACGGCAGTCACTCTTCTTCAGCCCGAGCACCACGAAGTCGCCGCCGTCCTCGTGCAGCCCCGGCAGGCGCAGGAGCTCGCGGAAGCCGAGGTGCAAGTCGTAGTTCATTGCGCGCGTGTTCCTGCTGTTCAGCACGCCGAGCAGCATCTCGCGGCCCGCTGTCACGAATGCGTAGCGGAAAACTTCGCGCAGCATCACGCGCGGCGTGAAGTGCCAGTCGGGCGCGTTGGCGACGTTGATCTGCGCGGTCTTGCCGAGGAAACCGTCGAGCGCCACGACCATGCAAAGCTTCTCGCCGCGCACGTAGCCGAAGAACTGCATGTCGGGGCTCGGCGATACCTTGGCGTGGAAGTTGATGAACGCGGCCATCGCCGTCCACTCGAGCTTCGACTTCGGGATGACGATCACAGCACGCCTCCCTGCTCGGTCCAGAAGTCGATCGACGCGAGCAACGTATCGCCGCCGCAGCGGTAGTCGAGTTGCACCGTGCCGGCAAAGCCCACGCCGTGACATCCGAGCCACTCCTTGATCGGTGCCTTCACGCCCGACCACTTGTTGAGGTTCCACTTCGCCTGATCCCAGAGCGAGTGCTCGATCGTCGGCAGCGTCGGCGTGGTCGCGGGTCGCGGCAGTCCGTAGTCGGTGAGAATCTGCATCGTCAGCGACGGCGTCATCGTCGTGATGAAAGTCGGGCGGACGAGCTTGAAAACTTTCTGCTGCCCGGGCGTGCCCATGGCTTGGAATGCCGGCGTCACGCGGCACTGAATCGGATCGCCGAGGATGGTCGAGGCGATGCGGACGTTGTCGAGCGCGCCGTTGAACGCGCGCACCACGCGCCCGTCGCGCGTGCCGGCGAAGCACGCCGAGTCGATCGTCACGAAGTCGGCGTACGGGAGATCGCGCAGCACCGACCACGCTCCCGTGAGCACCTTCAGCACCAAGAATTGCCCGCCGAATTCCACGACGCCGGTCGGCACTTTGACGACCATCAACTCCTCTTTCGGGATCACCGTGATGCCCCAGCCGGGGAGCGAGGAGTAGTCGCGCATCAGCCGCGCGATCAGCGGCGAGACGAGGTACGAGGTGCGCTTGAGCTCGAGCGTCCCCAACTCCTTGGCCGACAGGAGCAGCGACAGCGGCGTGACGCCGTAGTGCGAAAGAATCTGCACGTCCGCGCCAGTGTTGACGACCGAGCGCCGGCCCACCGCGAGCGCGCCGACGTACCACACGCCCACGAGTCGCCAGTCGTTCGGATCGTTCGGGTCGACGCCCTGATAGACGACGACGTCGCCCTGCGAGGAGATCGCGACGAGGTAGTCGTTCAGCCCGTTGATGCCGCCGTCCATCGTCCACGACACGAGCTCCTGCAGCGCGCCGCCGTGCTTGAACTGCTCGCCGAAGGTGAACGAGGTCGCCGCGCCAGTGATCTGGCCGACCGGCAAGTACCACGCGGTCGTCGTGCCCTTCTCGATGAACCAGAGGCGCTTGTTGTGCTCGGTGACGTAGCAGAAATTCGCCGGGTTGACGCCGCCGATCTGGCCGACGCCGACGCCCTGCACAGGCGTCGACCACGCCGCGCCGTTGTAGTACGCATAGCCGCCGAGGTTGTTGCAGATGGTGAGGAAAGAGCCGGCGATGTTCTGGAAGTTAGTCCACGACCAGAAGTCGCTGCCGCCACCGACGCCGACCTGCGGTGCCCACGGTCCAACGCCGCCGGGAGTCACGTCGAAGATCGAGCCGGCGGTCGCGGCGAAGAGTTTGCCGGCGGGCGGCGGCGGATCGGCCAACGCCGGCTCGACAAAGAAGCGCGCGTAGTCCGAGCGGAGGAATGGAAGCTTCACCTGCAGCGCAGGCGTCGCCGTCGACGGGTAATAGCTCATCACCGTCGAGACAGCGTTGCCGCCGGGGAGGTTGGTCGCCCATTCGGTGTACCCCTTGCGCGTCTTCAGCCCGTACGGTTCCACGATCACGTTGTCGAGTTGAATCGCGAATTCCGGACCCATCACCGCGAGCGCGTCGCGCGCGTTCACGCCCTTCGATGGGATCGCGAGGGGCGTGAGGTTGCCCACCTGCTGGCGAGCTCGGCGTACAGGAGCTCCGACGGGCGCGAACATCAGCCGAATCCCGTGTCGGGCACGTTGGAGAGGTTGTCGAGGTAGCGGAAGCCACCGGGCGCGGGCCCGCTCAGCGTGAGCACCTGACCCATCTGGTCGTGCTGCGTGAGTTGATACAGACGCTCGTTGAAGTCGGCCTGCGCCGCGCTCGTGTTCATGCCCTTGTGCTCGAGCCACTTCGTCTTGATCGCCTGCACCATCAGCAGCCAGTCGAAGCGCGGTTTGTCGCCGTTCTTCGTGGCCTTCTGCTTGAAGAGCAGCGGGTCCGCCTCATCGATCACCCAGTTGGCGTCGAGGTACTCGATGACGATGTCGCCGCCGGCCTGCGGCGGCGTGATGAACTGGAGTTGGTCGGCGAAGATGCGGCAGATCGGGCTGATGGTGACTTTCGGAATCCACGCATTGACCGTCGCCCACTGCTGCGCGCTGACGACGACGACGGGCCGGCGGATCGCGAACGACCAACCGGTGCCGTCGATGAAGTGCGAGAAGTCCGCCGGCAGCGGCCACGCGGTCTTGATGCCGTCGCCAGTGATGCGGAATTCCTTCCGCAGCGACTGCCAGTCGAACGCATCGCCGGTCATGATGCCGGCGAGGTTCACCACGCTGCCCATCAACAGCGCGTTGTCGTCGCTCGAGTCATAGACGCCGCTCGGTGCCGGCAGCGACAACTGCAGGCACGCCTGCTGCACTTCGTAGAGGACGGTGTCGAGCTTCTGAAGGGAAGCCACGTGGCTAGACCTTCAGTTTTTCCTCGACCATCTTCGTGAGGCGCTTCACCTCTGCGGCGAGCTCGGCGATCGTGCCGTCGCGCTTCTCGATCTCGGCCTGCAGCGCGCGGAAAGGCGCTTCGCCCTTCGCGGCTTCGACCGCGAGCTTCGCCATCTGCTTGAGCTTCACCGCGCCGACGATCTTCTGCACCGTGGAATCGGGGAGCTCCGCGAGTTGCTCGAGGGTGAAGACCTTGAAGAATTTGAATTCCTCCACCTGCGAGCGCGTCATCAGCGGCCAGTGCTCGAGGCGCGTGCCGACGGCACCGGGCTCGCCATCGCCGGTCGCCTTCCATGCGTTGTACGCACCGGGCCACCGCTTCTTGTCGGTGTCGCGCACCGGGCGATCGATGACGTTGTCCTTGCTGTTGAAAATCTTGATGCACTCGACGTCGCGATAGATCGGGCGACCCTCGCGCGCGGTCGCGGCGTCATCGGGCACCGCGCCCATGTAGAACTGCACGGGCAACTTCTCGTCGCCCTGATACGGGTTGCGGGGGTCGAAGTGCGAGATGTCCGAGTCAAAGGTCTGCAGCATTTTTTCTCCTATACCCAGTTTTCAATTACCGTTGCGGGCTGCGTCGGAAATTTCGGAATGCGCTTCATGCCACCGGGCGCGTAGGACATCAGCGTCTCGAGACTGGTGCTGCTGACCTCGGCGTCCGTCACGGCAAAATTTCCTGTCTCCCGCACGATCCACATTCGCGCCGAGTAAACCCCGGCGACAAGACTCACCGCCCAAAAGCGAATCACGCCGGCACGGCGGACGCGGCCACTTGCGAGCCGAGCACCGACTCTTGCGCGATGAGCGCACGCGGCGCGCGATTCACCCAGCCCGCTTCGACCACTGCGCCGATCGCGACTGCGCCGGCAGCGGTGACCACCTTCATCGGGAAGCCCGTGAACGCTGGGCCTGCGCCTGCATCGCGCGAGCCGCCGTTGCCGGCAGCGCCGATGCCGTAGCCGGCGACGTAGGGCACGGTCGAGGCGACCTTCGCCTGCACCGGCCAGCCGTTTCCGTTCGGCCCGTTGCCGGCGACGATCGTCGTCTTGCCGCCGCCGATGTACACGAACGTCGAGTCCGCTGCGGCGGTGCCGTCGAGCTTGGACGCGCCGGGGATGTAGTCGTCGGTGAAGCCGGCCTTGCGAATGCCGTTCAGCGCGTTGCTGATGATCGGGTTGGAGATCGGGCCGATGAGCACGTTCTCGCCGAATCCGATGCCGGTCGACATCGCGCCCGTGCTCACCTGCGATGCATTGGCGGCATCGTTCGCGTACTGCGGCGAGCCGAGCACGTAGCCGGTGATGCGGCGCACGTCGAGCGGCGAGCCCTTCGGGCCAGAGAGCAGATCGAAAATCACGGGCGTGCCGAGCGTCGGGTTCGCCTTGTTGTTGACGAGCGAGTCGCCGGGTAGGGATGCGGGCATGGTCAGTCCTCCTTCTTGCTGCGCTTCGGATCGTGAGAGGTGCCGACCACACTCGGCGACACCTGATCGGGTGCGCTGCACCCGGGTGGAATTTCTCCGACGGTCGGAGTGTCGCGTTGCTCGAGCTCGTGCTTGATGCCTTCATCGAGCTCGCGCATCAGGTCCGCGTCGTCGTCTTTCTGTTTGCGGGTCATGTTCATCTCCTCGAGAGAAGACCCGCGAGCCGCCGCACCCCGGCGCGCTCGCGGGTGGAGCTCGATTACGGAGAGATCAGCCGGCCTTGGTACTGCGCGCCGGAACTGGTGACGTTGCCGGCCCAGCCGATGATCTGCACTTCCGCGTCTTGGTTGATCGCGTACCGCTTGTTCGGCGACAGCGGCACGAAATTGCGCGCCGAGTGTGGCCGATACATGAAGTACTTCGTGTTGAGGAAGAACATCGTCTTCGCGGGGCAGAATCCCCCGATGCCGCCGTCGAGCACGACATCCGCGTCCATGTACTTGATGGTCGGGAAGCCGCGCGTCGCGCTGTCGGCGCTGTTGAAGCGTTGCTGCGCTTGCAGCGAAGAGATGTAGATGCCCCACATGAAACCGTCCATGACGATGAGGTCAGGCCGATCCATGCCACGCACCAGCGACGCCCACATCGCGTTCATCGCATCGCCGACCGTTGCGTTGGTCAGCGCCGCGCCCGCCGTGGTCGTCTTCGACCGCCAGAACGTCCACGTGCCGCGATCGATGCCGCCGTAGATGCCGACCAGCGGGTTCACCGGAACTGCAGCGTCGAGCCCGGTGATCTGCTTGCCGCCATTCGCGGTGCCGTCGGAGTAAATTCCGCCGGCGATGAGGTTCGACATCGTCGCCTCAGCGACACCGAGCCGCCCGTCGAGGAGGTCGATCATCTGCTCGCGCGAGGCATTCTGAAGTTGCTCGAGCCCGCTGATGATGACGGGGCACGCGGCCTGCTTCAGATCGAACTGCGCGCTCGAGATGACGTCCTGCGCCGCGACTGGGAGCAGGTCATAGCCCGAGTACCACCCGGCGTTGCCGTTCTCCGCGAACGAGAGCTCCTGAAAAATGACGGAGCCGCCCGAGACGGTCTTGATGTTGCCGCGCTTGTCGATGTACGTCAGAAGAGCGTTGTTCTTCGTGACGTTGTCGGCAATTTTCCGCGATCGATTTTCGATCGTGGTCGCGACGATGTCCGATACGTTTGGGAAAGCCACGATGGCCTCCTCTCAAAGGGTTGCGATAACTGCTCGCCCGTGAGGCCGTCGTGTTCGATCAACGATGGCACACGCCTCTGATCCGCTGGGTAGCGGTCCACGCACTCCGCGATGGCCCGAAGGTTCGCGGCTCCTCGCGTGGGAGGAGTTCGACTGCGCTGCTCGCCGGGTGGCCTAGCCCTGCTGCGACTGATCCCACGCCGCTTCGATTTCGGCGCGTCTCGAGTCGCCTGCTGGTCCCGGTCCTGCACCTGCCGGCGCTGGTGAGCCGCTGATGCTCGCTGCGGTACGTCTTGCCCGCTGGGCGGCACTCGCTGCGGCGTTCACTCGCTCCGCTTCCGCACGTCGCGACACGAGCTCGCTGACTTGCGGATTGATCCTTATAGCCCTTTCGTAGGCATCCTGCAACGTGATGGTATGTCCCCTTGCAGTAAACATGTCGATGATGTCGGCCATGTCCTGCCTCACGTCGTCGAAAAACTCGTGCGCGCCGTCGGCGGCAAACTGTTCAACCTCGCCGCCGGCCTCCGCGTGGATTTGTTGCACCGCGTTCTGGCGCGCGCCCTGAATGCGCTGGAAGTGCTGCATCACCGGCTGCAGGGTCTGCTGCATCTCGCGGCGCAGGCGATCGGCGAGCGCCGCGTTCGGGTCCACCGCCACCTGCTGGCCGGCGAGGATCGAGTCGAGGGCGGTGATGTCGATGCCGTAGGACTTGATGATCGCCGCCGCCATGTGCGCCTTCTCGGCGACCGACCCGTGGCGCAGCGTGTTGTCGGCTTGGAAGAGCTCCTGCATCGCGCCGAGCGCGTCCTTGCCGGTGGCCGAGATGTTGTGCGCGAAGGGGCCGAGGATGCCCTGTACGTGCGTCAGCGCCTCGCGCGCCTTCGCCGACTCGTGCATGGTGCGCGTCACCTCGAGCTCGCGGCGGGCGACCTCCTGCTGCACCTCGGCGGGCAACTTCGCCCAGTGCTCGCGCGCGGCTGGCTTCCACGAGATCGGTGCGCGGGCTTGCGGTGCGGCGGGCTCAGCCGGCGCGGCCTGCGGCTTCGCGGGCGCGGCGATCGGCGGCTTGGCACCGTTGGTGCCGGCGGGCGCGGCGATCGCGGCAGCGGGCTTCGCAGCCGGCGCTGGAGCTCCTGCCGGTGCCGGGATGAATTTCCCGTCAGGCCCGCGCGCGCGCTCGCCGGGTGCCTGCGCCCCAGCACCGGCAGGGACGGGGGCAGCGACAGGTGCGTCGGCGGGCGCGTCGCGGGTTTCAACCGTGTCGAATGCGCTGGCAATGTCGTCGTGCAGGGACGAAGGCTCACCGGGTGAGCCACCGCCGTCGGCTGGCGCGTCAGGGATTGTTGTGTTGTCGTCGGCCATAGTCAGTGTGGTTCCACGGGAAACATAGCAAATGGTATACTCGGGGGGTTATGGTGCTTTATCCAGAAGATGTCCTCGTTGCACGCCGTGCGCGGCGTGAGCTCGAGCTCGCGCGTGAGCAGGCGAAGATCAACCATCGCGTGGGGCTTAGCGGCATGATCGGCAACGCGATCGCCCGCGTGAAGGCGGCAGGCGAGCGCATCGCCGCCGAAAAGGCTCGCGCCGAATTCGGTGCCGAGCGCCGAGCTCGTGAAGAGGCGCGTCACCGTGCGCCCTCCATCGCGCGCTTCTCCTCCGCAGCCATCCCCGACAGCGAGTAGCCGAGCAGGGCGACAGCCGCTGCCGGCGTCGAGCCCTTCCTGATCGCCTCGATCGCCTTGTTCCAGTCGGCCTCGGACAGGAAGCGCCGCATCAACTGAACGTCCGCGCGGATCGGCTCGCCCTTCACGTCGAGGCCGGCGTCGCGCATGTGCTTGTCCCTGATGCTCGAG